ATGGCCACCAGGTTGCGGGCGGACGCGCCGGCCGTGAGCGCCTGGGCCTTGGCGATCAGCGAAGCGAGATCACGTTTCACGTTGTTGCTGCTCCCGCCTTTGCGTCCACGCTTGATCACTCTACAGCGGCACGTGTTGCCATATTCTGCGCCGACACACTTCTTGTAGCCACGGCCGTTCGGGTAGTCGGCGTACGCGTCGGCGCGGTTGCGGTAGGTCTTGCCGTTGTTCTCGCTGCACGGTTCGCACACATTGTCGTCTATGTGCGCTTTAACCACCCAGCGTTGCGCCATCTCCGGCTGTCCCCAGTCGCCGTTCTGCCGCGGCGCGCCGATCGTCATGCGGGCTTCGGCTCGAACGCAGGCCCGTCCGGATTGGCCGGCGCACTAGCCGGAGCGACCGCGGGCTCCGGGGCGGCAGGCTCGGGCGCCATGGTGATCTCCGGAAGGCCCGCGATCTCCGCGGCGCGCATCGGGTCCACGCCGGCACCCTTCAAGATCTGAAAGACGGTGGCCGCGTTCAGGTCGTCCGCGCGCTGCTCCGCGCGCTCTCGCCGGACCGGGTTGGTGTAGACGAAACACAACCCCTGTTCCTGCGCGCCTGGGAACAGGGGAAGGAAGTCGTTGTTCAGCATCTGCTTCCAGCGATCCAGGCGCGGCACGGTCATCCGCTCCGCGAAGTCGCTGGACGCCGCGGCGGCGCTGGCCCGGTTCACGTCCTCGAGCACGCCCACGTCGTACTTGCTGGCACCGAACGCCAGCAGGATCGTGTCCCGGTTCAGATTGCTGGTCTCCACAAGCTGCATGTCCGCGATACTCATGGGCTTCGGATCCACCCAGTCGCCGTCCTCGAGGAACGCCGTCCGCCCGGCGTTGGCCGGCCCCTTGTGGTTGTAGTTCCAGCGCTCCACCAGGCGATCGAATTCGGCGTCGTTCATCCGCCGGGCCAGCTTGACGATCCCACCCGGGCGCGCGCCGTTGGCGTAGAAGTTCGCGTTCCATTCCGCGCTCATGGCCGATCCGGAGATCTGCGACATGATCGTCTGCACGGGGCCGAGGCCGCGGTACGGGTCGATCGGGTTGGGCATGCGCATGGACAGCACGTCACGCGGCTTCAGCGGCTGCTCGCGCCCGTCCGGGCCCACGTAGAGGTAGCCGATCAGGTAGTCACGGGGATCGGTGACCACCACCATCCGGTCCGGGCGCGCCACCCAGAGCTCTGCGGGCATGCGCCCGAGGTAGCTGACCACCAGCCAGCCCTCACCGGTCAGATCCACGTGCTGCTGGCCGGACTCGAACAGCTCTTGCCGGGTGTAGAAGTTGTTCGGCTTGTGCAGCGTGACCAGCGCGGGATGCTTCTCCACCTGCTGAACGCCGACCTCACCGCACTCGTCCTCGGTGCCCTGCCCGTACTCGCAGGTCTGGCCGGGCACGGGCACGTGCAGATGCCAGTCAACCTTCGCTGTGGCCGTGCTGGTCCGGTTGATGACGGAGAACAGGGTGGCGGACGCGCCCATGGCGTCCATCTGCGCGAGCGGGCCGGAGCGCCCGTAGCCGCCGCTGAGGCGGCGTCGGTCGTCGCCGTGCTGGGCGTAGGAGATCTGCGCGCGGTTCAGCAGGGGGCCGAGAAGGGATCTCATTCCTTGCCCCCGAGAGCCTCAAAATACAGAAACCAGATTCCATCCGGCACGTCACAAGCCTTGTTCTCGTTCGGTATCACCGTGGCCTTGTCGTTGTCAAAGTCGCAGCGCGAGCAGACCAGTATGTTGCCCGGCAGCAATCCTCGACGGCGGCCACAGCACGCTACTTCGAAATAGGGCTTGTTCAGGCTCACCGCTCGCTCCCACCCAGCGCCTCGAGGACCAGCAGGCTCACGCCGATACCGACCGTGCCCGCAATCCAGTGCCAGCCGAACAGGCCCGTGTCGATGGCCGCGAACGCACCCCACTGCATAAGCGCCGTACGTGCCTGCTTCCAGCGTGGCAGCTTGCGTGCCAGCCAGGAGACCAGGAGCAGCAGTGCGGGCCGGGCGGTACGGCGTGGCCGGGTGCGCGCCGCGGCCCATGCCTGCGTGACGGTGGTCATCAAGCTTCCGGCCCGGGAGAGGGCGCAGGCGCGCCCACCGGGTTGACGGTGATCTTCCAGCCGGACATGGTGCTCTCGACCGCTGTGATCACTTCGTCGCCGTGGCCGGTGGCGACGGTGGCGTCGTGGATCACCTGGAACCATTGCTCCGGGGAGTACGGCAACTCGTCGGTCATTCCTTACCCCCATCGCACATTGGTCGGGCCGTGCAGGTCAGCTTCGCAGACAAAGTACCTCTCGGCGGTCAACTGTTGAGCTGCTTCTTGATCTCACGCCACTTGCGTCCGCACTGACGTGAGCAGCTTACGGCCGGTTGATGCCGATTGATGCTGAATCTTACGTTACAGATGACACAGGTTCGTTCGACGTTGTCCGCCCCTGCTGCGTAACGCGCCTTGGTTCGGCAGTTACCGGAACAGAACTTCGACCTCTCCCGTGCCTTGCTCTGATATTCCGTACCGCAGTGTTGACAGGTGAGTGCGAAAGTTTTCCTACCTTCCCACGTCTTCTGTCCGTGATCGGCGTGCCAGGCGCGACCTGCTTCACTGGCGTGCCACTCCTTGGAGAGCGGACGGATCCGATCAAGGTGCGCGAGCCTGGCCGGCGTCGAGTAAAGGCCCTGACTCCTGCGCTCTTCAGTGTGCAGGCGCTGATGATCACTCTTAGTAATAGCCTGGAGGTTGCTCAGATTATTGTTAAGTGAGTTGCCGTCAACGTGGTGGATGTCGTGGTCACTCGGGATAGGCCCATTCGCGGCTATCCATATTTCCTCGTGCAAACGCCGGACGCCACGCTTTTTGTCCGCTACGCCAGGAACGTGGTAGCTCCGTTCGGAATGGTTCGGCGAGTCTGGGTAGCGTCTGAACAGCACTCCACCGAAACGGATCTTCTCTACGTTAGCCATGCACCAATCGTAACAGGGTAACGCATATTATCCCCAGCGAACGTTAGTCGCTCCATGCAGGTCGATCTCGGTTGTTAGGTACCTTAACGCATCGCATCCATGGTCGTTCTTCTTGACCGGCGTTTCCTTCTTCCGGTCTGCACTGGGCGGCTCCGGAGCCCAGATATAGCCAGGAATCTCCTCGATCGTGCACGTCGGCAGCTTGCGTTCCGTCATGGTGGGATCCTTCTCCACCAGCGCATCACGGAAGAACTGCATACGTGGCCGGCCATCGCCAGCGGTCTTCAGCCGTTCGGCCACGGCGTCGATGCCCATGGTCACGGCCTTCTCCGCGGCGATGGTGCCCATGCCGAGATGCCGTTCCAGGGTGGCCCGGTCCTCGGCGTCGTGGTCACAGACGATGGCGGACGGGCGCGGCCCGCCCAGGGACAGGATCTGCCGGGCGTGGTCCTCCACCAGGCGCCCGGTCATGTAGATCTCGCGCACGAGGTAGGCGCGCCGATCCTCATCCAATGCCCAGTCCTGCCACACGAACGGGTTGGTGTGGCCGAAGTCCACGGCCCAGATCCGCTCCCAGGACGGCGGCACGGGGAAGGAGTCGATCACGTGGATGGCGGGATCGAAGTTCTCATAGATGACGCCCTCGGCCGCTGCCCAGATGTTCTTACGCAACCGCAGGTAGCGCACCCCGGTCAGGGAGTCCAGGCGCTCTATGTACGCCTTGCCCTCCTGAGTGGGTGTGCCGTCGGGCAGGAAGTAGCGGGGGTTGTCCTCGTGCTGGCTGACCAGGTGCTGAAGCTTGCCGGTCGCTGCGCGCTCGAGTAGCCAGTGCGTCGGGTGCGAGGGGTTGCAGTCCCCGATGATCTGCTGAAAGGAGATGGCACCGTTGCGGAGCCGGATGTTGACGGACTCCCAGTCCTCCTCGGTGATCTCCGTGCATTCCTGGATGAAGGCGACGTCGTATTCGGTCGACATGACCTTCATGGGATCGTCCAGGCCACCGATCACCACGGACGATCCGTTGCTGTAGCGGTACTGCGCCGGCTCCCGGGCGCTGCCCCCGTAGAAGCTGACCGTGCCGTCACGCATGGCTTCCTTTACCACGTCGCGCTCCCAGGTGCGCAGCGCGCTGGTGGCCAGCGAGCGCGCCGTCTTGCGCAGGATGAGGCATTTGGTGCCGGGGGTGATCAGGCAGATGAGGTTGATCTTCTCGAGGACGGCGCGCGATTTTCCAGTACCGGCCGCGCCGGAAATGAGCACCTCCTTGGCGCGGCTGTTGGCCAGCTCGAGCGCGGCGCCGCGTAGCTCCACCTCATGATCTTGCACCTGCATGGGGCAAGTATGCAGAACAGCCACGGTTGTGGGGAACCGTGGCTGTTCTGGCGGAGGTAACCGCAGGCCGGACGTTAGCAGGAACCGGCGTTACCGGGGGTAGTCGCCACGCCGCCCACGAACTTGTAGCCGGCCTTGCCGTAATAGAACGTGCGCGTGCTGCCGGTCGCGAACGTCGCGTCGAAAGCGGGTGCGTCGGTGGGCGTGAACATCGTGAACGAGGTGGTCAGCGTGCTGGGCGACGGGTTGACGATCGACAGGCTGCCCACGTACGCCTGACCGACGCCGGGTGTACCGCCCAGACCGAGGTCGCCGCACGGCTTGTCGTTCGCGGTACCCGCGTTGTTCGCGCCGTTGTAGTAGTACTCGCCGAACGCTTGGACGAATTTGGACGTCTGGAATCCTGCGCTGAACGCGGCCGGGGTGTAGCAGCCGACCGACGTGCCCGCGTAGGTGATGAACCATCCGTTGTTGTAGGTGCCGCATCCGGTCATCGACCAGAACACCTGCAGCTGCTTGGCCGTTCCGATGTCCGCGGTAAGGTCGGAGCCCAGGTTGGTCGCGTTCGCGCCGTTGTCGACCCAATTGGTGCCACCGGTCCAGCAGCCACCGGCCACGCCGCCGGTCCAGGAGCAGCCGAACAGGTGCGGGTTGAAGTCACCGAACACGGTGGGTTCAACGGCGATGCCGGCCTCAACAGTATTGCCGGACACGCCGGAGGTGGTCTCGTGTACGGCCAGCTCGATCAGCGAGTGATCGTAGATGCCACTGACCGCGGTATTGGGGACGAACGGTTTGGCCACGTAGGCGTTGGTGGACAGGCCACGCACGTAGTCGGTGCCGGTGAAGGTCTGGCTTCCGCCGGCGTAGTAGAAGCCCGCGCCCGTGAACGCAGTGGCCTCCGCGACGGAGGGCAGCGCCAGCAGGGAGACCAGGACAAGCAGGGTCAGGCCGATCGAGCCGAGTATCTTTTTCATGGGTCCAGTATATCGGGTTGATCTATGCGCCGAAAGCCATTCGCCCGATAGCAATAGTGATCAGCATCGATCCCATCATGACGGCCAGCATGGGCAGCGCGAGAAGCGCGGCGAGCTTCACCGCGTCAGTCATCGAACTCGTCCCGCTTCGGCGTAGGTGCCGACAAGTAACGCTCGATCGCACGGTTGATCAACTCGTTCTTGCTGATCTTCTCCACTTGGGCACGCCGAGAGATTCGCTCTCCGGTGCCGACCGATACTCGCGCGTTCATCTGCTCTACAGCTTTTGCCATAGCTAGCACACTAACAGATAGCTACTGGGATAGCTACTGGGATAGCTACTGGGATAGCTACTGGGATAGCTAACTAATTGCTAGCTAGCGCAGGTTCTCCGGCTCTACCCCGTTGATCTTGTAGTTGGTGGTCACGCCCACCTCGCCGCCCAGCGTCACCCGGTTGGGCAGGTGGCCCAGTTCCTCGGCCACGTTGCGCAGGATCTTCTGGGCCACGCCGGCATCGATCTCCATGATCGGGTGCCGCTCGCCGTTCTCGTCCGGCAGGCCGTACATGATCTCGCCCTTGGCGTTCACCTTCGGCACGGGCTTGAGCGCGGTGTCCAGCACGTCCAGGTACGTGGCCAGCCGGGTCGCCTTCTCCGCGATGGCAATCCCCGCGAACTCGTTCTCCTGGTCAGCGCGCACCTGCTCGATCGTCTGCCGGTGCTTGGCCGCGAACTGCGACACGGCCTGCTGCGTCACGCCGTACTCTTCGGCCAGCTTCTCCTGTGTCTTGCCGGACGTGGCCAGCTCGACGATCAGCTGCCTGCGCGTCCAGGGCTTCTCAAGCTTCTGGGGAGGCACAAGAAGCTCCACAATCCACAAGGTTATCCACAGGTCGCATGACTAGTGCAGCCTTGAATTCGTCCAGCAACTTGTGCCGGGTGAAGAACTCCGTACCGCTCCACGTCCACAGCGAGTCCCACGATCCGCCCAGGCGCACGGCCACGGCATGCCGGTCCCCGCGTACCAGCCGGAGCGCCTCACTGAACTTGGCCACCTTGCCGGGCGTCCCGTAGGCCGCGTGCGGGACATAGCCCTTCGCATACGTGATCCGCCCGGTCCAGCCATGCGAGAGCGCCAGCTTCAGCAAGTCGGCCGCGGGCTTGGAGGTCGGCCCGTCGTACGGATCGTCCGAGGTGAGTAGCGGCACCGGGTACGAATCGGCCGTGGCCGGCACGGGCGCGGCGCCGGGAGGCGGAAACGGGTAATGCGTGATCTGCATCATCCTCTCCTGTCCCTGGTCCTGGCCGCTGCGCCGACCACGAGCACGGTGCCGACGGCAAGCGCTGCCCAGAACGCGCACGCTATCGCCGTGATCACCAGGAATGCGGTCATGTCAGGAAT